ATTCGGCTCTTGTGGCGTTGGTGGCGGCGGGGCTGGGCAAGCTGGCGGCACGGTAGTTCGTGTACCGCTTGTTGTGGTGCCGGGCGCAAGTATCAGCGTCACTGTTGGCGCTGCGGGGATTGGCGGCGCTGCTGGTGCTGCGGGGGCCTCTGGGCAAAACGGTTCTTCGGGTGGCCACACAGAAGTCACTGGGCAGCGCACACCCACATTTATCCGCTTGACGGGCGGCGAAGGTGGCAGCGGCGGTGCGTTTTCTAGTACTACACACGCAAACGGGGGGTCTGCGGGTAACAACTGGCAACACGCTGGCGGCGCAGCAGGCGGGTCGTCAGCCGGTGCCAACGGCCACCAAGGTGGTGCCAACACAGTAGGTTTTAGCCCGCTGTGCGGACTTGGTATTTTTGGTGGTGGTGGTGGCGGCGGCGGCGCTTCGGCGGGTACGCCTTACGCCGCCAACGGTGGGCATGGGGGCGTGGTGTCCCAAGTCCATGCGGTTTTACGCGCCAACGGCAATAACGGAACCGAGGGGCGCGGCAACTCGACCGGTACGGTTAGCCGAGGGGGTGGTGGGTCGGGCGCTGGGACTATTTTTGGGACGCCGGATCAGATTTTTGCACCAGGAGGCGACGGCGGCTCCCCCGGCCATGACGCCAGTACGCTGAACTTCGGTGCATCTGGCGGCGGTGGCGGTGGCGGCGCAGCAGGCGGCAACGGCGCAGCAGGCTACGCCCGCTTTACCTACTGGAGCATCGACTGATGGCGCTGACCCAGACTCACAGCGGCAGCGCCACCATCGGCGCGACCGAGTACGACCTGCCGAGCAACAGTACCACACTGAGTGCCCAGACCACGGCAGGCATCTACCAGCTTTTCCTAGATCTAGCCGCGCTGACGGCGACGGAACGTTATCGGATTCGCATCTACGAGCGCACACGGGCGGGCGACCCGCAGCGCGTAATAGATGATGTCGTCATCAGCGGCGTGCAGACCGAGCCGATCTACGTGACCCCCGCTCTGGCCCTGATGCACGGATGGACGTACACGCTCCAGAGGCTGCAAGGCACTGACCGCGCCATCGGCTGGTCGATCCGGGGGCTGTAAATGTGGTTTAGCCCGCTGCTGCAGGGGGGGGCGGCCTCATCGGCTGATATGCCCGCGCCACTGGCGGGCATTCCTGCGCTCGGGCTGCTGGGGCAGCAGCAGGGGGTGTGGCCCAGCACGGGCGTCGGCATCGCTGGCTCGCTGGCTGCCACCGAAATCGGCTTCGACACCATCGCAGCAACTGGCGCTGTCATCGTGGCAGGCTCGCTGGCCGCTATCGAAGAAGGCTCGGACACCTTCGCAAGCACCGGCACCGTGGGCAATGCGCCCATCATCGGCACGCTGGCGGCCACTGAAACAGGCGCGGACACCTTCGCTGCATCTGGTGGAGTTCGGGTATCGGGCACCCTGTCGGCTGCCGAGGTAGGCAGTGATACCCTGAGTGCTTCAGGGCAGGTGATTGTTCGCGGTTCGCTGAATGTGTCTGAATCCGGTCAGGATGTGGCCCTGGTCAATGGCCGCGTCCTGGTATCGGGTTCGCTCGCGGCGATTGAGGTGGGCAGTGATACTGCGGGCATCTCAGGCGTGGTGGTTCCGTTTGAATCCGTGTTGCTCAATGTGTTCACTTCATCCGGCTGGGTGGTGGGTTCTTTGCGAACATGGGACGGAGCCGAATGGGTCAAACCCAATCTGAAACACTGGACGGGCAGCCAGTGGGAGACTCGATGATGGCCTGGCCATTAAATCGTCTCAACTTGGCCTAGCTTTGAGACGGCAACCAAACGATATTTGATTGCATGTTTACCCAGCCTGACCTTAACGCCATCAATGCAGCGATTGCTTCAGGTGAGCTGACCATTCGCAGCTCGGATGGCAAGCAGATCACCTACCGGTCGATGGACGAGCTGCTCAAAGCCAGGCAGGCCATTGAGGCCGATCTGGCCGCCAAGCGCACCCACCGGCACAGGTCTGGGCGGTTTATATTTACAACCATGCGCGGGTTCTGATGGCTTCAGCCAACATCGTCGATCGCGTGATCGGCTACTTCAGCCCGCGTGCGGGCATTGTCCGTCTGGCCGCCCGCGAGGCGCTCAAGCGTGCCTATGAAGGTGCCAGCCGAGCAGACGGCTGGGCGCCGCGCCGCCCTGGCGCCTCTGCCAACACAGACCATGCTGCGGATGCCCGTGAGCTGCGCAGCCGTGCCAGAGCTCTCTACCACAACGTGCCTTACATCAAACGCGGCATCAACGCCCGCGTGGAAAACGCCATCGGCACCGGCATTTCTCCCCGGTCTCTGGCCAGCGGCGCTCTGCGTCGCCAAGTTGACGACCTCTGGGACGCCTGGCAATCCGTAGCCGATGCCGATGGGGTGTCGGACTTTTACGGCCTGTGGGCACGAGCCTATAGATCTCTTCGCCTGGACGGCGAAGTGATGATGCGGCTGCGTCCGCGTTCGGTGGATGACGGCCTGCCTGTGCCGCTGCAGGTGCAGCTGCTGGAGATCGACTACTTGGATAGCGGGAAAAACGGCACCCTGAATGGCAACACCATCATCAACGGCATCGAATACAACCCGATCGGCCAGGTGACCGCCTACTGGCTGTTCAACGAACACCCCGGCGAATTGCAGACGGTTCGCGGTCTGCGCACTTCGGTTGCCGTGCCTGCCAACCGGATCATTCACCTTTTCAAGGCCGACCGGCCTGGCGCCAAGCGTGGCGTCTCCACGCTGGCTTCAGTGATCGCCCGAGTGCGCGATCTGCAGAACTACGAAGACGCCGAGCTGGCCCGAAAGAACCTCGAAACTCGCCTGAGCGTGCTGGCTTCCGGGGACGTTTCGCAAATGGCTGCGCCCGAAGCCGGGCAGGACGTCACGACAGGCTCGCTCGGTGAGCTTCCTTCAGGTGGCGTTACATCCGTTCCGCCAGGCGTGAATCTCACGGTGATCGAGCCCAAAGCAGCGCCTGGCTACGAGGCTTACGTTAAACACCAGTTGCACCTGATTGCCGTTGGCATGGAGGTGACCTACGAAATGCTGACCGGCGACATGACGGGGGTCAACTTCAGTTCGGCGCGTGTCGCGCTGATCGACTTCCGCCGTTCTGTCGAGCATGAGCAGTGGCTTGAGCTGATCCCGCACATGACCCGGCTGTGGCGCGAGTTCATCGACACGGCCTACCTGGCCCGATCCCTGCCGATGCGTGAGTACGCCGTGGACTGGTCAACGCCCAAATGGGACTACGTGAACCCGCTGCAAGAAGTGAATGCAGACAACGCCGAAATCGCAGGCGGCCTGAGTTCCATCAGCGAAAAGCTGCGCCGTCGTGGCTACAAGCCAGACCTGGTGTTTGAAGAAATCGCTTCAGATTTTAGGCGGCTGAGCGACTCGGGTGTTCTGCCCATGCTGCTGGCCATGAAGTCGGGCAACGCGTCTGCATTGCCCGCTTCGATTGATGCGCCCGAGCCTGGTGGGCAGGATGAATAAATCGTCTTAAGTTGGCCTAGCTTTGAGACACTGACCGAGGAATGATCGTCCCATGGAAAAAGATGAAATCCAGACAAACGTGATGCCCGCCATGGTTCGCGCCATGGAGCTGGTTCCCTCCACCTTTAATGCCGACAGCCGGACTGTCGATGTGGTATGGACCACCGGCGTCAAGGTTCGCCGCTACGACTGGTGGAACGAGCACTATTACGACGAAGAACTGGTCGTATCGCCAGAAGCGGTGGACATGACGCGCCTCAATGCTGGCGCTTCGGTGCTGAACACGCACATGCAGTGGGACCTGTCGAACGTGATCGGTGTGGTGGAGAAGGCCTGGCTGGATGGCAGCGAGGGCCGCGCGACGATCCGCCTCAGCCAGCGTGACGACATTTCGAGCATCGTGCGCGACATCGAGGCCGGAATCATTCGCCACATTTCGGCGGGCTACACAGTGCAGCGTTATGCCGTGGTACGCGCCGCAGACCGGGAAGACGGCGGCACTGTGCCGCTGTACCGCGCAGAGCGCTGGACGCCTGCCGAAATCTCGTTCGTTCCCGTTCCTGCGGACGCTGGAAGCAGCGTTCGCTCGAAGCCTTCGCAGGACTCTGGTGAGCCCTGCGAGTTTATCCACCGGGCGACTGCCCAACGAAAGGAAACCGCGATGGACAAAAATGGAGTCCAAACCGGCGGGCAGCCTCAAGCGCCCGTTGTTGCTGCCACTGCGGCAGTGGATGTGAATGCGCGTGCCGCTGAAGTCAGTGATCTCTGCGTGCGTCACGGTGTGCCGAATCTGATTCCTCAGCTTTTACGCGAAAACGCCGATGTGGACGCCGCTCGTGCAAAGATCCTGGACACTTTGGCCCGCAACGACGCCGCCGCCGGAGGCCACCGCAATGTGGTGAACGTGCAGACCGTGCAGGATCAGTTTGAAGTCCGCATGTCTGGTGTCGAGCAGGCCATCCTGCACCGCCTTACGCCCAGCATCAAGCTGGATGACAACGGCCGCCAGTACCGCTCTATGAGCTTGCTGGAAATCGGCCGTGAATGGCTGGAAGCCCAGAACGTGTCCACCCGTGGCATGGATAAGCTCAAGCTGGCCGACGCCATGTTGCAGCACCGATCCGCCGGTATGCACACCATCAGCGACTTCGCTAGCCTGTTTGCCAACGTGGCCGGCAAGCGTCTGCGCAACGCCTACGAAGAAAACACCGGTACTTACCAGGTGTGGGCACGCCGCGCACCGAACGCGCCGGACTTCAAGTCTATGAGCGTGGTGCAGCTCTCTGGCGCCCCTGATCTGCTGGCCGTGCCTGAGCATGGCGAGTACACCTACGGAACCATGCGCGATGGCGCAACGGACTACAGGGTCGTGACTTATGGCCGCATCGTGGCGTTGACCCGCCAGGCCATCATCAACGACGATCTACGCGCCTTCGACCGCCTCACCGTTGCTTTCGGCCTGGCCGCGCGTCGCCTGGAAAACAGCCTGGTGTATGCAGAGCTGACCGCCTCCGCGCTGTACTCCGCGCAAAACGGCAACAACGGCACCGGTGCTGGTTCTGCCCTGCAGTTGAGCAGCTTGTCTGCCATGCGCAGCGCCATGCGTCTGCAGCGTGGCCTCAATGGCGAACTGCTCAACGTGACGCCTTCTTTCCTGATCGTCCCCACGACCCTTGAGCAGACGGCTTACCAGTTGACCAGTAACCAGTACGTGCCTGCGCAGCAGTCGAACATCAACGAGTTCCGCACCGGCGGACGCACAGGCCTGGAGCCCGTGGTGGAGCCGCTGCTGGACGCCAGTTCTGCGACTGCCTGGTACGCTGCCGCCAACAGCGCGGCAGTGGACACGGTGGAGTACTGCTACCTCGATGGTGCCGAAGGCCCGCAGATCGAGAGCAAAGTTGGCTGGGGCGTGGACGGGGTGGAATACAAGTGCCGCCTGGACTTCGCCGCCAAGGCCATCGACCACCGTGGTCTGTACAGGGCCAACGGCGCTTAAGTTGAAAGGGGAATGAAACATGCGTAACTTCGTCCAAAACGGCGACGTGTTGACCCTCACCGCCCCATCGGGTGGTGTGGTGGCCGGCCAGCTTTATGTGATCGGCAACATCCCGGTCGTGGCCACTCATGATGCGTCCGCCGGTGTCCCGTTCACTGGGATGGCCTCTGGTGTTTTTGACTTGCCCAAGGTCGGCTCTCAGGCCTGGACGGTCGGCGCCCGCATCAACTGGAACGCCGCCACTGGTGTGGCGAGCACCGCCACCACTGCCGGGTTTTTCCCGATCGGTGTGGCCGTTGCTGCTGTCGGCTCTGGCGCTGGCGAGACCACTGGCCGCGTGCGCCTCAATGGCGTGGGTGTGGCTGCGCTGTGATGGCGTTTTGAGCCATGGGCAACTTTGACCGCATCGAGAGACGGCTGCAGGAGGCTGCGTTTCGCAAGCTCAGTAATGCGCTTGCGGTATTTAGCAGTGCAGCTCATCCGGTGCCGGTCATTTTTGCCAATGCCTTTGTGGACCCGGGCGGCATTGGTGTGGCCAGTTCACAGCCGCAGATGCTTTGCCAGTCAGCCGATGTTCCTGACGTGACCTACGGTGAGCGGGTTGAGATGGGCGAAACGGTTTACAGGATCGTGGGCATCGAGCCCGACGGCCTGGGTGAAACCCTATTCAGGCTGGAACGCGCATGACCACCTCCATCCGCGCCCAGGTTCGCGCAGCGGCAGTCACGGCCCTCAATGCCGTGCCTTCACTCGCTGGCCGGGTGTTTATGGACCAGGAGTATGTGCTGCAGCCCACCCATCTGCCTGCCCTGATGGTGGCCGTGAGCGAAAGCGCCAACCTGGAAGGCTCGTTCTCTGACGGGGTGGAGCGCACGCTCACCCTGCAGCTGCGGGCCGTGGCCAAGGCCACCAGTGGCCTGAGCGCTGCCCTGGATGCGATCGGCTACGCCGCCGAAGGTGCCCTCATGGTGAATGGCCTGTATGTGGCGGGCCGCACCTTCTACCCCGACGCCTTCAGCGCCGAGGTGCCTGACCTTTCTGCTGTGGGTGACCAGCCGGTTGGCGAGTTGTCCATGGAATTTGTGTTTTTCATTCCCACCCAGCGAGCGGCCCCCGGCCTGCTTGCGTAAGGAGTCTGAGCGATGAGCTATGCCCTTCCTGCCGGCGGCTCGCTGGCCATTGCGAGCACCTACGGCC